TAAAATGGCTCAGGCTTCAGATGGAATTAGTGCCGACGAGAGGCCACGACTCAGCTTATGGAAACCAGAAAAAGGTAACGATTATAAAATGATAGACCGTGTAATACGGGAGCATTTTAACGTAGGTGGAACTGGGGTTTTTATACATAAGTACCTTGGTCCTCATGCTCAAGCATCTACTACTGATGCTACGCAACCTGATAATTCTGTTGTTAGACCTACTAACATACAAGATTTACTATTCTTAGAAAATAGAGATCGTAAATATGATCCGGACGTATATGACTTACGTGGAGTATACCAAGTTGCTGATTCAGAATTTGATTTAACACAATTTGGAGCATTTTTATCTAACGATACAATCTTTTTAACTTTCCATCTAAACGATATGGTAAACACATTGGGTCGAAAATTAATGAGTGGTGATGTATTAGAACTTCCACATCAGCGTGAAGACATGATGCTTGATATGGCACGTTTAGAGTTCGCAACAAAAACAGCAAAAAAATTTAGAAAAGGTGAAACAATAACTGGTGCATCAAGTGGAGCAACTGCAACTGTAGTAAATTATAATCAAGAAGCTAAAGTTTTAAGAATGGTTACTGATGGTGTGTTTATTACTGGTGAAACTGTCACTGGAAGTAACAGTACTGCTACTGGTGAAGTGTCAGTATTTTATCCAGAGGGTCCTATGGCAATGAATCGATATTATGTTATTGAAGATGCCGCTAGAGGATCTGAAGGTTATTCACCAACTTGGTTCCCACATATTTGGAGAGTTAAATGTACTCCAATTACAGACAGTCAAGAATTTTCAGATATACTTGGTACTGGTGAACAAAAAGATGATCTTAAAAATTTAATTTCAACTTATCAATCAGAAATTGATATATCAGAAGCAATAGTTAATCAAGCACAAACTGACGTTCCTAAAAAAGGAGTCGACAACAGTCACTTGTATATTAACAAAGCAGATCAATATATACCAGGAAAAGTTTATGCACATTGGCAAACAAACCAAGCATCAATTAAATTATATCAATCAACAGATACAAATTGGCAAACATTTGATTACCTTGTAAGTTCAACTAAACCAACAACTGGTGTTTCAAATGGAACACTTTGGTTAGATACAGCAACTACAAATTGGGGTTTATATGTTGGCAACGGAACTACTTGGTCTAGTCAAGCAGTTTCTCATGTTGATAACGCAAATATAGATGGTCAAACAAAAGCACCTGTTTCATCATATGCACCTACAAACAATTATGCTGTTGTAAGTATTGATGGTGCTGTTGGTTCAACATATTACAAAAAAGTTTCAAATGGTTCGTGGGTAAAAATTGCAACTGATTCAACTACAACATCATTGCTTGGTGTTGACGTTGCTATTAATTCTTCACAACCTTCAACCAATACTAATGGAAAAATTTGGTTACAACCAAATACAACAGGTGGATTAAAATTTGTATTTAAGCAATATAGTGCAACTATAGATGATTGGGAAACAGTTGACATTGCTTTACATTCAAGTAGAGATTCGGCTAATGATGCATTTGGTTTTGCTACTAAAATTGGTATCCATGCAGGCGATGGTACTCCACCAAATGGTATTGCAATAGCACATACTGGTTCAAGTTTTCCTAATTCATTAAATGATGGCGATTATGTTTTAAGAACAGATTATAATCCAAACAGATTATTTAAAAAAGTAGGTAACAGATTTATTAAAATAGAAGATGATATGCGTGGAACGTACTCTGCGGCTAACAGAATATTAAATACGTTTGTTGAAAATGCAAATGCAAATTTAGATACAGCAGACGGCAAAGAACAACAGGGATTAAGTAAGGCAGTTAAGCCTAAAACGGATTAGATATTATGGCACAATTTTGGTATGATCAACAAATAAGAAGATACTTGTTACAATTTGTACGTATCTTTAATGGCTTTCAAGTAAAAAGTGGGCAAAAGAATGCAGGTGGTACTTCATCTGAAGTATACAAGACTGTACCAATGCGTTATGCAGATATGTCTAGATTAGTTGCTCATGTATTACGTGGTAATACTGAAAATGCAATTAATTCAACACCGTTTATGACTTGTAATATTGCTAACATGAATGTTGCTAGAGAACGTAGACATGATCCAAAATTAGTTTCAGCACAACAAGTTCAAGAAAGAAAATACGATTCTATGAACGATCAATATACAGCAGAACTAGGTAACACATATACCGTAGAACGTTATATGCCTGTTCCATATGATTTAACAATTAATGTTGATGTTTGGTGTTCAAATACCGATCAAAAATTACAACTATTAGAACAAATATTAACATTGTTTAATCCCACAGTTGAGTTACAAGCAAATACAAACCCATTAGATTGGACGAACATAACAGTTGTAGAATTAATTGATATACAATGGTCATCAAGATCAGTTCCGCAAGGTGTTGATACACAATTAGATATTGCTACACTAATATTCCAAGTTCCAGTTTGGATTAATCCTCCAGCGAAAGTTAAAAAGCAAACTATTATAAACCAGATTATAAACAGAATTCATCTAGATGAATCAATGGACGATTTAGTTTATGATAAAAACATGGCAGACTTTTTTGAGCAATTTGGTACACTTGAAGAAATTGTTATTACACCACAAAATGCACAGATTAGTGTACAGGGTAATACTGTTAGTTTATTAAGTGGTACAGGTGTAAATGAAAACTATGCATGGAAAGAATTTTTTGAACAGTACGGAGAATTTCAAGCTGGTACTAGTAAACTTAAATTAAGAAGAAGTTCAGACTTAGAGGATTCTACACAAGACATCGTTGGTACTATTGCATATAACCCAACTAATGATAATCAATTAATTTTTACAATTGACTCAGCAACCTTACCAACTAATACACAAACTGCTGTACTAAAAATTATTGATCCTGTAAAAAATCATCCTGGAGACGGAACATTGGCTAATCAAGCCACTGGACAACGTTACTTACTTGTAAATGATATTCCAGGTGGTACTGCAAACTGGGGTAATGTTAGTGCTTCAGCAAATGACATTATTCAATTTAATGGCACACAATGGGAAGTAAGTTTAGATGTTAGTGTAAATGGATCAACAGTACAATACGTTACCAATACAGCTACAGCTTATCAATATAAATGGACTGGTACTGAATGGATTGACACATACCAAGGTCAATATAAATCAGGATACTGGATACTAAATTTAACAGGAATCTAGTAATTTTTTTACTATAAATACTTGTATGTATGATGCCGTAGGTGCTACTTTTCTAGCACAAGACACAAAAAGAATAATTTTTAACTTACGTTCTACCTCAGTTAGTCATTCTGGAAAATGGAGTTTTTGGGGAGGTAAATTAGAATCTGGAGAAACTCCAATACAAGCACTTAAAAGAGAAATTTCAGAAGAAGTAGGATTTGTTCCAGAAATATTAAAGATACAACCATTAGATGTTTTTTTAAGTGACGATAAAAAATTTATGTATCATACTTTTGTTATTATTACCCCAACAGAGTTTACACCAAAAATAAACCACGAATCAACAGCATTTAGATGGTGTAAAATTAATAACTTTCCTGAACCATTACATCAAGGTGCTCGTAAAACATTATTTGATAAAAACAATGTTAAAAAATTAAATACAATAGTAAATAGTATTGAATAACTTAAAGGATTACTACATTGTCTAGAATTATTAATTTTGATCAGGCTAAAATAGCTCATACATTTGAACAATTTGCAAAAGACTATATTGTTACTGATTACATCTTAGAAAATATTATGCCGTACTTTCACTTTCAAAGTGATATTGATGACGTGTTAGATTCCTATCCAGATAGCGATCGCACACGTTATTATGAAACTTTACAACAGATAAAAGAAGCTGTTACTACAATGACTAGTGATCAAAATTTAGATATTAGATATGAGCTTGAAGATGAATATTTTACGTTATTACAAAAATTAGAAACTTGTGATCCACAATGGAAAATACCATCAGTATTGATAAAGTATAGAACAAATATAAATCCAATTAGAGCTATTAAATATGAACTACAAGAAATAATGGCTATGTATAGTGTCGAAGATGATTACCATATATGGCTTGTTAAACAATTTCAAAATTTAGAAAAAATAAATGACATTGTGTTTGCAATTAAAAACGATATGCTTAAATTAAAAGAATTACAAAAAAAGTATTTACGATCTAAAGAAAAAAATTCATACTTTGTATTACCAATGAGCTATTATCATTGTAAAGAAATGGAATCTGATATGCTTACTTGGATAAAAACTTTCCAAAGTTTTTTAAAATGGGG